CCAGAAATTCTTATTCTTTCTATCGTCTGTAATAAAAGTAGCAATAATCTTATTTTCTTTTACTGAAAAATAATATGGCATAAGATTACCGTATTTCTTTTTCTTACCATTAATTTGGCTTGATAGGAAATTGATACAAGCAGCATAGATTGTCTTATCAGTATAACCTGCTGCACGATGCTTATCAAGGTCTGTTTTGATGTAAGCAAGAACAGGCCAAATAGTTTGATTACAGCCTTTTACTGGATAATGAGATCCAGAATAACGACCAGCCTTTGTTTCTGTGCCATCTGCAATAATACCCATCCATTGAGTAAGTTCTTCAAACTCACATTCAATTTGTTCATTTGTTAGTACTTCAAATGGGTCAAGTGTATTCTCATCAAGTTTCTTGCGAATTTCTACAGTCTCTTCGTCAACTGTATAGGAAACTTCATCTTTCTTTTCTTTTATAACCTTTGCGACTCTTGGCTTTCGCTCCTTCTTTGGGGCTTCTGCCTTTACTTCTACTTCTGTTGTTTCTGGTTTATTCTCAGTATCTGCCTTTTTCTTGCGGGGAACTCCCTTCGGCCATGCCATGAATACTCCTATGTTTGATTTTTAATGTAAGTTGATGTTTTGTGATCGCCAGCGACTACTGAAATTACCATAACACGCTCATTTTTAAAAAGCCTTGTTGCATCTTCAATAGCCATTTTACCATCGTGAGAACCATAGAACGTCTTTACAAATGGCGTTTCTGTGATTCTATCGTTTCTCATATCGATACTATACCCTATCACAGTCCAAAGCATCTGTCACCCCTTTAGTAGCGTCTTTGTTGAAGTCTGGATCTTCTCGTAAATCATATCAGAAGAACCCATAACTGTAATTTCATAATTTCCAGAACCACCGCGAACAGTAATTCTACAAAACTGCATGTTAGAATCTACACCAAGATGAGAAAGTTTACCCTCACCAAGAAGATTTTTGAACCTATTATCATCCCTTACCATAACAACATGGGAAGGATTTACAAAAACTGACCTAACACTAAAGTTAGTAGCCATGTTTTCTTCAACAATTTCGGTTAGTCGTACCATCTTTATCTCCATATGTGTAAATATTAAGTTTATCTGTGTCCCATACAATATTGTCGTTTGTAAGGACTTTGATATGCGTATAACTATCTTCAACAACCCAACCCACCTCTGGTGCTTCGGTTCGTCTATAATCACAAGCAGAATCTATTGAAGGATGAAATAGTTCTACAGAAGCGGGAATCTTAACAGGCTCACCAACTTCATAACTACTCTTTCGATACATCTTCTTCCGTTTCGTTACTATTACCGTATCTTGTTCTCATGTATCCGTCAAGGATAGACTGTGCATCATTCATCTTTTGATCAATTAATGCTAAGTTTTGTCTAAATGTATCAATTTCATCAAGAGCCTGTTCAGTATTACCTTCTATAATTAACTTTAAAAGATTTTCGTAATCTTTATTTATTACAGATACTTTTTCATCAATCAAGAATTTGTAAACTTGTCTTGGTACATCATCAAGTTCTACTGTGTAAGAAATTTTAACTTTCATTCAACACCTCTGTTAATGTTGAGTAAGTATATCCCATATCTGTTTAATTGCAAGACCAACTATTGAAGTAACTGCAATCCAGCTAATCTTTGATTGACTATCTCTCCAAGTCTCTAATACTTTAAGTCTTGCATAAATACCGTCGTCTGGATGGTATACAGCATCTTTAATCTTGGATATGTCTTTGGCTACATCGTCTTGCTTTTCTTTTAGATTATCAATAGAGCTTAACATCCTATCGACTTTCTTGTCAAGTGCCGTTATGGCTTCCTTTAACTCGTTAAGTTCTGAACCTGTAGCCATTTACACACCCTCCAAAATACGAATAATACTAACTATAAATAGTATTATTGTTGAACAATGGAGTAATTAGTAGTAATTAAAGTTCCTGCTGCTGATGCTGCGTTTTGTATTGCACATCTTGTAACTTTTGCAGGATCAATAATACCGTTCTTGACCATCATAATTACGTTTCTGTTCAAGAAATCATAACCAGCATCAAATACTTCTGACTTAACAAGACTTACAATGAGGTCTGGAGACTCGCCAGCGTTTGTTGCCATCTGTCTAATAGGCTCTTCTGCTGCCTTCAACACTATCTTAACTCCTAGTGCTTGTTCCTCGTTCTCTGTAGCCACTTCAAGACCTTCTGTGGCTCTAATGAGGGCCACGCCACCACCTGGGACTATACCCTCTTGCTGAGCACTACGAACGGCTTCTAGGGCATCTTCAATACGGTGCTTCTTCTCGATCATTTCTACTTCTGTTGCTGCACCTACGCGAATAATTGCAATACCAGAAGCAAGACGAGTGATTCTTTCTTGTAGTCTCTCACATTCATAAATTGATTCTGTTTGTTGTAGTTCTGCTTTGATAATATCGATTTGTCTATCAACATCGTCCATAGAACCATAACCACCGACAATGGTAGTCAATCCTTTAGCAATTTCAATTTTCTTTGCACGACCAAAATCTTTGAGTTTTACATCAGACATTTTGGTGCCATTCTCTGTAGCAATAAAGGTAGCACCAACAGAGATTGCAAGATCTTTCATGATGTTGCGGCGTTCTTCACCATAACGTGGAGCCTTTACAGCAGCAACCTTCATTGTACCTCTCATAGCATTCATAATAAGAGCAGCAAGGGCTTGACCTTCAATTTCATCTGCAACAATTACAAATGGTTTACCCTCTCTTGCAATAAGTTCAAGAACAGGAAGCATATCTTGAACAGAATCAAACTTACGGTCTGTTACAAGAATGTAAGGATCTTCGTATTTTACAACTCCTCTTCTCTCGTCGTTGATGAACGCACCCGCGAGGTATCCCGAATCGAAACGGAAACCTTCAACAATGTCAAGAGAAGTATCGACAGACCGTGCTTCCTCAATAGTGATCGAACCATCTTTACCTACCTTATCTACCGCAGTAGCAATTAACTTACCAATTGTTCTATCATTGTTTGCTGAAATTGAAGCAACGTGTTCAATGTCTTCTTCTGAAGAAATTGGTTTTGCAATCTCTTCGATTCTTCCTACAATTGCTTGGACAGCTTTATCAATTCCTCTCTTAAGTTCAATAGGAGAAACACCAGAAGTTAAATAGCGTTGTGCTTCACGAAGAATGGCACGGGAAAGAACAACTGATGTAGTAGTTCCGTCACCAGCAAGAGCAGCAGTTTGTTGTGATGCTTGTTTAATTACTTGTGCTCCCAAATTCTCAAATGGGTCAGACAACTCAATAAAATTGGCTACAGTTACACCATCTTTTGTAATGATTGGTGTTTTTCCTTTTTCTTGTAGAATTACATTTCTTCCTCTTGGGCCTAATGTTGAAGATACATTATCTGCCAATACATTAGCACCTTTCAATAGTGCTTCGGACAAAGAGCGTCCATCACAATACTGTTTACTCATTAAAACTCCGTATGTAGGGGTATTATAATCTTTTTTTAATTAATGTCAAGGCTTTGAATAAATTTTAGCACCAAGACTATTTTCTAATTTTCTAGCAGAATTATAAGCAGCATAAGCTAAACTATCCTTATGTTTCTGACTTACTTTCTCATTTTTTAATGACAAGAAATAGTTGTTAACTTTGTAGTTTATTAAACCTGCTTCTTCTAAGATAATTTTAATTTTTTCATCAAATACAGTTTTGTTTGTATTTACAATGGTATCACGCTCATCTGCTCTCATTGAAAGTGCTAAACCTTCAATAGAAGTAGAGTTGGCTTTTAACATCTCTGCTGAGAAATTAAACTTTAAAGCATTTGCAGATAAACCAGTTCCTGTATTTTCTAAAGATAATTTACGAAATTCTCTATCTAATTCAGATCTTTTTGCATATAAAGCATTTAATTTTTCTGTAGAACGAGCTGTAGCAGCTTTTTGTACATTTCTGAGTGCAACATCTTCTGGATCTATTGGTTCTTCATTTTGTTCTTCTTCTTGCTCTTCTTGATTATTTACTAAGTTTGGATTTTCTTCTTTTTCTATTTCATCTTCTATAGCTTTTATTTTATCCTTTACTTGTCTTAGTAGATCATCATAATAAGCATCATTTTTTAAATAACTATTGTATTTTAATGCTTTTTCTTTACCTAACATTTCTAGAAATTCTTTGAAACTAAATTCATACATGTTAAAAACAATTGAAGTTTTTGTAGCTTTGTTTTCGCCTTTAAATGTTTTATTAGCAACAATATAAATTATTTTTTTATCTAAACTTGAATCTAAGAAAGTAGGTTCTCCTTTTTCATCAAAGTTAATTAATGAAAATTGATGATTTCCAGCTTTGTATAGTTTATTATATTTATTGTCAAAAAATTTTAAGATATTGCCAATTGAACCTGAGATGTTTTTGCTTTTAACAAGTTTTAGTGACAAATAATAGCGTTCACCATTCACTTCTACTTCTATATCTTGAATTGGGAACGGATTATCTGGGTCTTGTGTGGATACAGTACCAGATTTAAACAATAGATTTATGAATTTTTCAAAAAAGAATCCAGCAGAAGAAGGAACATCTGGTACGAAATCTTCTATCATTTTATGTAAAGAAGTTGTAAATAAGATAGTGGCTAATGAATTTGATAAATTCTGTTCTTCATTTCCTTGTGTAACTTTTAATTCATCAACAAATTTGATGAAATTTTGTATTTTTTCCATTGGATTATTGCCAGGAGAAACATTAGTAGCTAATACATCATTATACACTTTATAAAAAAATGAAATGGTAGGATCTTCCTGCTCATATCCTTTTGTTTGTACAGAAGGAATAATAGGAACAGGCTGCACTACTTCTGTAAGTTTTAATTCATCAAATAGAGCAAAAAGCTCTTTAAGCTCCATAATTTTTGATTTCTTTGGACTTAAAAAGCTTTCTACTAGGTTATCTAATTCGTTGTTGTTCATGTTACTAAATAGTCTTATTAAACAATAATGTCAGCGATTCCAAGCTTTACCGCTTCTTCTGCTGAAAGATAGACGTTGACTTTCTTATCAATCATTTTCTTGAGTTGACGGAATGACATATTGCTTTCGTCTGCTAGTGCTTTTAGATAAGCGTTCTGAACATAACGAATTTCATCCATTTCATTCTCAAGGTTGTGGAGAGGGCCAGCATTACCACCAATTACTGAATGAATCATTACTCGACAATTCTTTCCAATCCTACGTTGTCCTTTAGTTCCTGCTGCAAGAAGAAGGACACCAGCAGACATTACCTTACCTACACCGAATGTAATAATGTCACATTTATTTTTAATAACACGCATAATGTCATAAAGAGCAAACATATCGTCAGCAGAACCACCTGGAGTATTTATAACAAACTCAATAGGGTCATTCTCTGTTTCAATTTCAGACTCTGGATCATCTGGATTTACTGGGTAATCAACCTCACAATTTTCTGCCAAATCAAGCATTACTGCAACAATCTGAGCAATCTTTGCCTCTTCTACCTCGCCAAATAGGCCAATTGATCTTGATTCTGCTTTACCAGCACCAGCAGAAGGCATAAAAAGAGTCATTGGCATTGGAGTTTTAGCACTACCCTCTGCTACATCTTCTGCTTCATCGTCGTGTTCGTGATCGTCATTTACTTTCTTACGAGATTTATTGAATAGCATTTATACCTCTTTGTTAAATTCTTTTTTCTTTTACAATCTTTTCAACGTACTTTGTCATACTTGCCCAATCATGAAATTGTAGGTCTTTCTTTAGTGGTTGTGGGTAAGATGAAACAAAATTAATTATAACCGCTTCTTTCCAATGTGTAAACCATTTATCAAATAAAGATAGTTGAAAGTTTATCTGGTCTTCTGTAGCACCTTTTTCTTTCAACACATCTATCTTCAATTCTCTTAAGTATTCTAACTCCTGCGTCAGCATAAGCAAGGAAACTAAAATTCTATCTGAGATTGTTCTTGAGAACGAAACAACAACACCAAGATCTAGCATAGCCGAAAATAGTTTAGAAAACAAAACTCCAGCCAAGAAGAACAAAAACCATGATAAATAAATCATTTTTCTCCAAATAAAAAACTACGCAGAGTCATTATAACCCTGCGTAGTCAAAAGAGCAACCTTTATTATTTTATTTTATCAGACCAATCTACGAATAACACGTTTGAGGACTTCGTTGATAACCTCATTGTCGGTAAGGACTTCTACACCTTCTGCAAGTGGTACATCGTCCTCGTCATCTTCGGCGGGTTCGGCAGAGTCATCACCCCCTTCATCGCCTCCCTCCATGCCGAGATCAAGCTCTTCTTCTGCTTCTTCTTCGCCACCCATTTCATCGGCAAGGCCAAGTTCGCTAAGAGCATCCATTACTGCATCTTTAATAACTGTTTTTAAATCATCTACTGAATCAAATTCTACTTCGCCTTCATCGGCTCCCATATCATCCATTGGTTCTTCTACGGATAGTTCATCGCCCATAGCACCATCACCCATATCGTCCATACCACCCATATCGTCCATGCTTTCCATATCATCTACTGGGGATTCTTCATCATTACGGGCGTATGCTGCGCCCATATTCTCTTTAACTAACTTTTTGTTGCTTTTTTTGTTTTCTGTAAGGAAATTTTGTGTTGCATTTTTGTCAATGTTAGCAAGTTTCATCCATTTTGCTACTTGACTTTCTGATAATAAAGGTTTCTTGCTCATTTGTATTGCTCCTACACGAATAAATAGTGCGCTTTTTTTAAAAATACTTTTTAATCTTCAAAATTTTCTAAAATATCAAAAATATTTTCTATTTCTTCTTCATTAAGAGCAAAGTCTTTTTCAAGTTCTTTGCCTTCATTAATTAGTTGAATTTTTGCTTTTAATCTAGCTTTAGGAATTTTTATATTTTTTAAATGATTATGCCACCATTTAATAAATTCACTATCATCTGATAAATATGCTTGTGCAATTGCTTGAAAAAATTGTTGTTTTCTAACATTATCATTTTTCATTTTTACTGCAAGTTCAGCACATTTTACTGTGGGAAATTTAAATGAAACTCTAGAAATTTCGCTCATTATCTTCTGTGTAGGATGTGGGTATCTGATTCTCTTGCTGCTGCTGAGGTTTGTCTAATAAATCTTGCCTTATACCAGAATTCATTAATGGTTCTCGCTCCAGAATAAGAAAAACCAGAACGTATACCATTATCAAGTTGTTCGATAATTGCTCTTGTTTCTCCTTTATATGGAATTGTTGTTGAAATTCCTTCAAGCGAAGATGCCTTACCTCTCCAATCCATTTGTGCGTCTTTAGAAGCCATGCCACGGTAGGTTTTAGAAGCTTCTCCTGTCCTTGCACTAATGTACGTTTCACCTGGAGTTTTATCGCTTCCAGCAAGAACTGAACCGAGCATAGCAAAATCAGCCCCAATACCAAGAGCTTTAACAATATCACCAGAATTTTTAATGCCACCGTCAGCAATAATCGAAACATTCTTATCAGTCCTTGCACAATCCATTACGCTATCCAAAGAAGGAACTCCATGACCAGTTTGAATACGAGTAGAACAAATGCTACCCCCACCAATACCAACACGAATTGAATTAGCTCCCCAATCAGCCAAATGGTCAACTCCTTCAAGAGTTGCAACATTTCCTGCCATAAGGTGGGATCCATTTCCAAGTTTCTCCCTAAGAGTAATTAGGGCGTTTTTCATCAAAATGTGGTCACCATGAGCAACATCTAAACAAAGAATTTTAACATTTGATTCTAATAGTGCTGTTGCTCTTTCAAGATAATCTCCTGTAATTCCAATAGCACAACCAAACTTATTTGAACCAATTTCTTCACAAACAGTATCTGCAATCTCACATTGTCTTTCAATAGTATTATATCTATGAACAATTCCAAGACCACCCATTTTGCCAATAAGAATAGCCATTTTGTCTTCGGTTACAGTATCCATAGGAGAAGAAATGATTGGTAAGTTAAACCACAAACCTCTTTCTTCATCAAGCCAATTTCCAAGGTTTATTTCTTTACGACTTTCAATATCACTATATTGTGGAATTAAAAGTACATCATCATATGTAAGTGCTTCCCGAAACATCAATCCTCCACTTGGTTTACAAGCTTTACAAGATAATCCATTACTTTTTTATCGTCAACATAGTAGTTATCTACAGCAGGAAACCCATTACCAAGAAGTTGCATTAACCTTAAATCTGGATATTTTTTCATAGTCATTTCAAGCATATAAATTAGATTGTGAATCTCTACTGCCCTAGATGCTATCATGGTAATTGTCCAAATGTTCAGTTATATAATCTTTTGGATAACCAGAAATTGGATCTGCATTATCTTCTGGGTATTCTATGTGGTATAAATCATTACCATGTATTATAAAAATTTCTGGTACTCCATCAATATTAAACAATCTAAATAGTTTTCTTTGTGTAGAAGAATTTACGTTTCCAAACTTAAACTTATCTTTATATTGTTCTGCTATTTGTTCAAAAATTGGTTTAAGACCTTTACACAAATGGCATGTAGCACTTGTAAATTTTACAACATATGGTTTACCAGATTTAGTTATTTCTTCAAAATCTTCAAAACCAAGTTCTTTTACGATTGAATTATTTTTTATTACTATTTTCATAATAACTTATTAACCTCTCTGTATACCATTTAATTTTTTGAAGGTCTTTTAATGGTGTGCCTTTGTGTTTGTATCTCAAGATATATTTAATTATATTTGCAGTACAAAAAGCTTCACCTAGACCTTGATCTTCAATAATATCAATAGCTTCAATTTCACCAAAGTTGTAGTGTGGTGGATGATCTACTGACTGCATAGAGTCAGAAACTTGTTTAGCTTTAGTTAATTTTTCAAGTGCTTTAGTCATTTCTTCTACTTTAGGAATGTAATCGTAGTTACTCATTCTCAGCCTCCTTGACTGTATCTTCAGCCCATGCTTGAACATCTTTATAACAAGTAGGACAAAATAGTTTGACTTGCTTACTTTCATTAAACACCATTACAGACCAAGAAAAGGCTTGTTCTCTGTTATTTTTATCATATGGTGCGTTACAGCCTGTACAATTTTTTGGTATTGCATCAAATAGCATTACTTTTTCTTGAATAAGTTTATTTTGTTTCTTTATTTTTCTTGCTGCTGAACTCATACTTCAAATTCCTCAATAGTTTCTGGATTTCCGCTAAAATAAATGTACTCTAGCAAATCAGAACTATTATAACAAACAAAATCAATAAAGTCTTGTAATTCGTCAAATGTTTTGAAATCAATTAGTTTACCTTCGTGAAAAACTTTATAAATACCAACTTGTTTAAGAATGTCACATTTGTTTATTACAAGATGTGTAGCACCACCAACTCTAATTGCTTCAATAAGTTTATCCATATTCAGCCAATTAACTTTTCGCCTACGTCCAGTTGTTGTGCCATATTCTTTACCAGCATCAGCAATACTCAAAAGAATAGGGTCTTCAAGTAAAGTCTCTGGAAACAAAGGATCTGTACCAGAACGTGTGTCATAAATCTTAGCACAAGCAAAAACATTCTTAATTTTTTGTGGTGGGAATCCTAGTGAACAAGCACCGTATGGTAAACATTCACTTGATGTAATAAATGGATAATTGCCATAATTAATATCAAGGTGGTAACCCTGTGCTCCTTCACAAAGAATATTCCCGTGTAACTCTTCATCTAAAATGTAAGATTTATCTATTGTGCTATCTTTGGCAAGTAGACCCTTTCTGGCGGCTTTGTCTCGATATGCTGGTGCTATACCTTGTGAAGTTGTTCCAAGATGCGCTAATTTAGCTTTATCTTCTTCAATATGTTCATTAGTTACAATGTGCGCTAATGGATGAATTTTGATAAGTGATGTATCAAGTCCACCAGAAGAAAGTTCAGCAACTTCTTTATAAAATGACTCAATGTTAACTACACAATTTGGGCCAATTACAGATTTAATACCATAAAAAATACCAGATGGTACGATGTGAGTAGCAAACTTCTTACCATTATGAAAAATGGTATGACCAGCATTACTTCCACCGTTCCATCTGCAAACAAAATTATAATAGTTTGGTTTTGATGCTAAGAAGTGTGTAATTTTTCCTTTGCCTTCATCACCCCACGAAGCCCCATACACAACATCAACATTATCAATAGTTTTCATAGTTCCAAAACTCCAAGTAGTTCAAAAGCAAAAAATCTTTCCATGTGGCCTGTGTCAAACACAAAAACTTCGTGAAATTCTACAGACTCTTTAATATCAAAACCTCTATCATCAAACATTTTTGTAATGTACATACCGTCAAAATTCATATTATCAACGTGATACCTTACAATGTCTCCTTCTTGTGGTTCAACGTCCCGACGAACCGAAACCACCACTTCCTCTATCAGTTTCACTTAAAGACTCCACAAACTCAAATTGGTCAGTAGAAATCTTCTCTGGAATTGCTTGTGCAATCCTATCACCAATGTCCCAATCAAAATGGAGCGTTGATGTGTTATGAAGAATCACTTTCCATTCTCCTCTATAACTTGAGTCAATAACACCAGCAAGAACATTAATACCATTCTTAGCTGCAAGGCCAGAACGAGGAGCAACCCGCATATAATACTCTGGGCTAAAAGACGTAGAAATACCAACTGGTACTGTCACTCTTTCATTTGGAGCTAAAATGCCTTCTTCTGTAGCATAAAGATCAAATCCTGCATTTCCTTCTGCACGTTGGGTAAGATTTACAAACCCACTCATTTTAACAACTTTAAGATTAAGACTCATTTTTTCCTCTTTGTTATTAGAACCAAACTCTAGCCATTCAATAGTTTCTTTGTCCATTGTCATTAAATCTCCATAATAATTGGTTCATTTTTATAAATGTAATCATCATCAAGGCAACAAGAATTAATAAAAGTAGTATCATCAAACTTTAATTTTAGTCTTGCTTCATGAATATGTCCAAAAGCATGAATCATAGGTTTAACACGTTTCAAGACATTCATGCGAAGTATCTCACACCCGACATTTCTATTATCATAAGTAAGATCAAGAAATTTATGTGGTGGGCCGTGAGTTAAAAGAATGTCAGTATTTCCTGGTATTTTATCCCACAGTTCATAAAGCTGTGGGTTATCTGCATTAAAAGCCCAATCATAAAAACGTGGTTGCCAAGGAGAACCATAAATTCTTAGATTGTTAATTACAACAGTTTCGTCTTGAAGATAAGTAATGTTTGGATACTCTTCAAGAAGAAGT